TACTTCCTAAATTTGTAGTTCCTGCAACAGTTAGTCCATTACTTGCAGTTAATAAAGAACTAAAGCTTTTAGCTCCTCCTATAGTCTGGACGCCAGTAGTCCTAACCACTGTATTATCTACAGACCAGCTAGCACTTAGTCCACTATTAGAGGTAGTGATACCATCATTACCTACAAAGTCAACAACATCTCCATTGGTTACTGATGCTGCTCCTCCCGCTCCAGTATCTGTTCTAACATCCCAAGAAGACATACTTCCGTATGATTGTGCTTTGACATATGCTGTAGTAGCTATGCGAGTAGAATCGTTACCTGCTGCCTGTGTGTTCGTTACAGAGTTATTACCTAATGTAGCCACATCGGTAGTACTAAATGTTCCTACTACAGAAGAATTACCTGAAAGTTGAGTTGCCCCTACTACATCTAATTGATACGCAGGAGTATTGGTTCTAATTCCTACTCTGTCTCTATATATAGCCATAGTATCTTGTAAAGTGGTAGTAGCTGGTTTTCTAGTTCTAAATCTAATAGAAGATATTTCATTGTTTATAGTTACATCATCCGCTATTACTTTTATATCCGCCCATGATTGTTTTACAGATGCTAGATTTCTATTTTGAAATTGTATTGTACCTAAAACATCTGCGGTAGATGTATATGGATTTACTGAATCGTTTCTGTAAAAACTTATGTAACCTCCTTGGTTAGTAGCATTAACTCCGCTGGTACTTGTTAACGTAAACTCTGGTTTGAGTGTAGTAGCACTTGACATAGTAAAATCTGCATCTACTGATGAAATGTCTGTGCCGTCATATTAAAAACCAGCTGTTCCTGTTAGTGCATTAGTTGCTGTAAAATATCCTACGTAATTAGCTGCTCCAGCTAGTGAACCGGTGGTTAAAGCACTTAGGTCCGCAGTCCAATTTGACCCACCACCTGCTATAACTCCTGTTAAAGTCCCAGCACTTAAAGAAGCAGAAGTAGTGTAATAATTAGCGTCAGAGTTAGTTGCCCATGACATAACACCAGCGGTTGTGGATACTAAAGCATAACCACTTGATGTAGGGTATGCATCTGGTAATGTATATATTTGACCTAGACCTGTTACTGTAGCAGGGGCTTGAAGTCTAACAAGTTCTGTACCACCAGCTTCATATAGGTCTATACTACCTGCATTTGTGCCTGATAGTTTGATACTTTGACCAAAACTACTCATATCTCCAGTTTGAACTATATCGGTAGTACCAGCCATACCTATGGTAAATTGTTGATTAGCTACACTGTAAGTTAAAGCATCGGCATAATAATTAGCACCACTAAATTCTGCCCATGACATAATCCCCCCAGTTGTGGATACTAAAGCAAAACCACTAGTGCCGGGAAAGTCCGTAGGTAGTGTGTATGTACGTTGTGTAGTAAGGGCATCGTCAACTGTAAAAGAAACTCTATTAGTCCCTCCAGCATTACGCATTGTAAGCATACCTTAATTAGTTCCACCTACAACTACATCTTCACCAAAAATCTGAGCACTCGTACCCTGTATTGTTGTTCCTACTGCATTAGTGGCTACATACCGATAAGCAGCAGCATCCCAAGTAAGGGCAGTAATACCACCTGCGGCTGTAACATCATCTATAATCCGGCGATTATTAGCATTCATTGCTAAACTATTTAGTAGTTTTGTATATCGGGCCACAATTAAAAAATCCTAAAGTGAGGGGATTTGACAAGCAGGCTCCCCTCGGGCCTTCTCAATTAAAATTATTCAATAACTTTAACCGATGATTATCTGACCAGCTTCAGGTCTGACGATTTTTAATCCATATCTCATGGACATATAAGAACCGACAATTCCGAATCCGGGATTTGCTTCTTCGACAGTCAATGGACGTCTTTCGACGTAAGCCATTGGTTTAACTGACAAATCAAATAATCCGTATCTCGTACTTGGAACCCAAGGATTCACAACAACGTTTAGACCATATAACTGACCTACTAGACCACCAGTGTTCAGTAAGCTACCGAATGGGTTACTTCCTGCGGCTGTTGGCATAACGTTACTACCGGATACTGGAGTAGGAGACATTCCTGTAGTAAACACAGTTGTAAAGTCCGCCATCTTCAATATGTTTTCATAATGAGCTGGTGAAATAAACAAGTGCGTTGCACTGTATCCATGTAGTGACATACGAGTCATTGCTGCTGAAACATCCGATAAAGAAAATGCACCGGCTGCCAAAGCTCCTGCTTGGGCGTTGTAACCATCGGCTGCTGCTAAAATAGTTTCACCTTGATTTGCGTAATCATCCAATCGTCCTGCAAAAGTTGCATTAGTACCAAAGAAACCACTGTTAGGGGTCGTGGAAAAGGTAGTAATTTGCGCTTCTGTACTTGCCGCACCAATGGAAACATCGCTGATACCTGTACCTAGCGCTGCACTTCCAATACCGAAAACAACGTTAGTTGCGTGAGCGGTTAAATGCCGGTCTACAGCTTTTCGTGCTTCATTCAAAGCCATCTCGACTTCGTTGAATCTCGAATCTTCCATCATTCTTCGGGTAACACCAATTGCTAATCCCCACTCTTTAACTGCGATTCTTTCGGAACGTAGTTTCGTGTGTTGATAGACAGGAGTTGTTCCTTCTTCAAGTTGTTCCATTGCCATGGATGGTTTTGCGAAAGTAATATCAATATTACCTCCAGTATCGGTACTCATTGGGTCAGCAAAGAAAGCCATAACTGGAAGGTCAACTGACCTGTAATCCAATATTGCGTCTTTGTAATCAATAAGTACTCGCTCTCCAAGACCACCGTTAAGTGACCCTGTGTTGAGACTGGTTAAAATTCCGGTTGTTTGTTCGACCATGATTTAACTCCTTATAAGGTTTGGACTCTCCAAAGTCCTGCCGATGCTATCGTTCCCGTACCATCTTCTTGCAATAACTTTAAAGTCATTGCACAAGGTGCGTAAAAATCCGAAGTTACCGCTGTTACAGCGAAAGGGGTTGTACTCGATTGTGTAACTGTGTTCAATGCTGCAAGAGAGGTTGCTCCTAACTGTCCAGCTGCTGCGGTAGCAATACTCAAAGCTGCTCCGGCTGTTCCCGGTAGAGCTTGTACGTTTAGTATTACTCCTTTACCGGTTATAATGCTTGCTATATCTCCTGCGGCGGAGTCTGTTAGGGCGAAACCCAAAACAGCTTTACCCACGGCAGTGTCAGCTAATACTACATTATTTGCTAATGTAGTACTTGCCATTACAGCTTGACCAGCACTCAGTGCTACTTCTGCTGTATATGGTAGAATACGCGCTGGCGCTCCACCATCATTTACTAATATTTCTGTTGCCATAATTATTATTCTCCTCTATAGTATTTGGCGTTTAATCTTATCTCGCCGTTACTATCTTTCTTCATACCAAATTCTCTCTTGATTTCTGGTGCTTCACCATCGTCTGATGATTTACCTTTTCCAAAAGTTCTTTCGGTGTCGTTTGTTGGCTCTGGCATTGCTGCTAGGGCCTCGCTAAATCCAGTCAATCTGGATTCATCCCAAGCGGAAAGCTCTGTTGCACGCGCATCTTTTGAAGCTTCTTCGGTTGTACCGAAAAGAACTTCTCTGGATATAATTGCTTCTACTGCTTTAACTTTTCTAGCTTCTACTTCTTCTTCGGCTCTCTCGGCTTCAGCTTTTTCAAAAGACTCAATTGACTTGAGTGCTTCTTCGTAGCTTGCCTTGATTTCCGTATTAGATGCAGTAACTTCTTCAAGTTGTGTGCGTAGGGAAGCGAACTCGCGTTCGACAATGCTTTCTGCGTCGGATTTTACAGTTTCTTTTATCTCTTCTGACATATTTTCCTCTGTTGGTTCTGACTCGCATCCACAAGCACCTTCGTGGCCACCACAACCACAGTCGTGGTTATCCTCGGGCGTATGTGAATCACATTTCGTTTCTATAGTACATTCCTTACAGACTGGGTCCATTTTTTCATTGTCAATGAAACTTACCTCTGTAGGACGAATATTGGTGGCATAAGTGTCACCCATAACATCAATATCGTTTGAAAACCAATCGATACTGACATGTGTCATGTCTCCATCCTTAACTTTGTTCATTACCTCTTGACCGCGGCCATATTTGTTAGATACTGTCGCCAGCATCTTCACAGCGGTCTTTCCATTATCCATCTCAAACAGTTCGGGATTAGCAGCCATGCCGATTAAATCCTCTTCTGTTCTTTGATGGTCAATATAAATTGGTAGGTCAGTAAACTTATGTAAATTCTCTTTTAGCTGTCCTCCCTCAATATAAACTTTATTTAACTCACCTTCTTCATCATATTCATGAAGTCCGGAAGTTATAGCGATTACTGGGAAAGATACAGAGTCTATCCCTTCTTCGCTTGTAAATGTCACATCGCTCTCTCCTAGTGTAGAAAGTGCGAATGACCTACGAATTGGTTCAATAGTTTTTTCTCCTGCAAATTCCCGTTCAACGCCATTCTCTTGAGCCCACATATTACACATGCCGGCTGCAATCTCTTCGGAGTTATCAAAACCCCTTTTATTTAGAGTAGCTTTGGTAGCTATCATACATTTTTCGAATGTCATGCTCTATCTCCTGTTGCGTTTGCGGAGGGCTTGTTGCCCCTGTTTTGTGCTCTGGCGGACTCTTCTTTCTTATCTTGATTCTTTCCTCCAGAGATGTTTGCATTCTTATCACTCTGTTCTTGTTTGATTGGGGATGCTTTTATATCTTCCGAAGTTTCCATATCTAATTCTGCAACTCCTTCTGGGTCTAATCCTCTCTCCTCTCTTACTTCACTGGGTGATAATACTCCTTCTGATAGATAAATCATATCAGTCTTAGCTTTGGTGAATGCATCTTGAACATTTATTTGCCTGAACTTAAATTTAGCGTCGCCTTGTTCTAATTGAGGCATTAGCTGGGAGTTAAGTGCTCCTTCTACCATAGTTTGTAAGTATCTTACGTATGGTTCAAATATTGGACGTGCCTTTTCTGGGTCTGTCCACATTGTTCTTGGGGTTTTAAGTGCTACATGTATCTTATCTAATATGTCATCTGTATACTTACCGTATTCAAATGCACGTTGTGTACCTTGTAGTTCTTTTATAGTTATGTCGTTTCCGTGAATTATATCTTCACCCGGAGCTAGAGTATTAAAAGCATCGACTATTTCGTTAATCTTATCTGGACCATAAGGCATATCAGGTAATCCTGCACTAACATCAAACCGACTAGAAGCGTATTTATTTAATGCTGCTCCTATATCTCTTTCTGCATAGTCCTTTAGGTCTACTAGATATAAAATAGGGTGTATATCAGAAAGTCCATAAGCATAATCGTCGAATTGATTGTTTTTTAACTCTATAATCTCATTCTCTTCAAATCTTATGTTTTCTTTGTCGTCTCCTACCTTTTGATAATAGTATTCTACTTGTCCGTGCTCATTCCTTTTTACATACATGTTTTGACTAGACCTCAAGACTAAATTGTCTCCTGTCCATTCTAAATAACCTGTACCAAAAATTCTTGCATTTCTTAACCAACCATATAATATATGTTCTATATTTATATCGCGGAACATTTCTTCTAACTCTTCCCGTACGCCGTCATCGGTTGTAACTATGTCAAAGCTGTCTTTAACTGCATACAAACAGGGTAAATCAATTAAACTACGAACTATAGGGTCGGATAGATATACATTCATGTATGTTCTATTTTTCCCAATATGTGGCTCGAAATCCTTTTGAGCGCTCATACCGGCGAATCCCCTATTTATTTTTAGTCTTTTGATAACACCCGCACCGAAACTGCGTGGGTCGTCTTTTTTGTACGATGGATTGCTTCCAATTGAAGCAAAACTGCGTCTAACTCTATCTATAAACGACATGGCTATTTATAATTAACTGCTATGAGTATATAAAGCTTTTCTTACAATCCTCGTAATGGATGCTTGTTTAATGAAACTTGACGTTGTCTGGTAGTAAACAATGACCTTGTTGAGTGTTGTCCTGTTCTTGCCTGATGTGATTTGTTTATTGGGGTTGATACTATACTTCTCCCAAAATTACCAGACATAGGTAGCATACTTAGAGTAGCATGTAGAGCCATAGCTGAACTATCGCAGTAGTCATCGTGTCTTCCTGAAGGCGCAGATATCTTTTCTGTCTTATTTGCAGCATCCATTGTGTACTCTAGGTCTATATGTTCCTTTGTCCACTTATGTATTAATTTAGCCTCGTTCGGCTCTAATCCTGCTGGGTCGGGTACCTTAACCCTACCTTGCTGTACATAAGATTGGAAATCTCTATACATTTGGGTTTTGGTCCCTCTTGGTCCTCCCGTAAATACGAAAGGTACAAAGTGTACATTTGAATCTAAGCACGCCATCCGTAAATCATGTTCAACCGCACCGCCAATACCAGTACAATCAACAATGAGCCGATTAGCACCCAGCTCGTTGGTAACGTCCATGATACGTCTACGTTGGTATGGGATATCGTGTCCACCAGTCCTAGCATTGATTTCTTCAATGTATATAAGTCTTGCAATATTGTCTTCGTCAGACTTTTCAAGGGACCATGCAGAAATGACAGTAGAATTAACAGATTTGCCGATGTCAACACCAACAGTAATATTGCCTCCTCTCTTGTCTCCATGTCCATCAAGTCTATTAAGTAAGTAATTATCATAACATGCCTTTATTTTTTCTGGATTAAATATATTCGATACAGACTCTACAAATTCACACTCGTATTCTGTCCTCCAGTGGATAGAATCTTCACCCCATTCCGTCATTTTATCTAGCATTTCTTCATCAGTGTAGGGTGCTGAGTAAGCATCCCCCTTCTTTACAGCATCTCTCCATGTATAATGTAACCTTTTAAATGTATCCGCATACCCGTCATCATATAAATATTTATACATGTGATTATCTTTAGATTTGGGTGTACCTAAATTGATAAAAGGTGCCTTATTAGCTATAATACAAGGCTCTACATTGTCAATAAATAATTTATCATCGATAAGTGGTGACTCATCTACTACTAAAAAAGTAGGATGTTGACCTCTTATAGCTTGTCCTTGGTTACTAGGCGCCAATGGAGCTCTACGCATTATAGTGCCCCCCTTAAGTGTTATGTTGGGCTTGTTATGAAAACGATAATTCTTAACTAAGCCATTTAAGAATGTGTTATCAGCAAAATGGCGATACACATAATTAAAGATTAATGCTGCTTGGTCCTCTGTAGGAGCCAGTATAAATACTAAATCTCTGAATCTATTGAAGAACATATATATAGTCACCGCTACAGACAAGGCGAATGATTTCCCACTGCCTCGTGGAGCTAAGATAGCTAGTTTAGTTTGTTTGTCGTCATTTCTAAGCATTAGACATTCTATAACAATGTCTTCTTGTAGTGGTCTAAGTAATAGGGGTCTTTGTTCTCCATCAATTAGGTATGTTGTACAAAAAGCTCTAATAAGTTTCTTCATCTTTTCAGAATCTTGTCTACAACTTGTGAATATATCCTCTAAACCTCTTGAATCTAACCCTGCTTTACCTGTTATCAGGCCCTTTAGACTCGGTTGTTCCTTTGTCATCTGATAGTTCTCCTAAAAATGAAGCGAATGCTTCGGTATTCTTTTCAACAGTAGTTGGCACTTCAATGTTTAGTGCTCTGAATTCTGTATGAATGTCTTTAACAATTGTATTTCTTTGGCGCAAGAGCTCTGTTCGAGCGTTAACATCCCGAATAGATACAAGAATTTCTTCCCACAGTATGTCTTCGAGAGTAAGATTGCGCGCCAGAAGACGGACAAGCTCTTTATGACGTGCATATTCAGCTTCTCCAACTCTCTGACGTAATCGCTGCTCGTATTCCTCTACGTTCAAAGTCCTTTGCCTGCATCAAGTGATGATTTAACTTTTGATTTAACCAAAGCGGCTAGTTCATCGTCTTTCTCATCCCATGCGGTTAGCAAAACATTTTTGACCAAAGAGTCTTTTACGTGCTTTTGAGCTGTTTCATCCAGCTTTTCGAATGCTTTCATCTGGACCTTTGTTAGATTTGTGTCTAATAGAGCCATTACTTCCTTTTCGTTATCCTTTAAGTATTTAAAGACTAACGCTTTTACTGCTGGTACGGTGTATGCTATATAAGCACCTAATCCTAATACTAAAGCAGCAAGTACTAAAAGTACTGGGTCATCCATAAGACCATCTAAAATTCCTGATTCTTCTACATTCTCAAGAAGATTGGTGATGTTACCATCGTCCATCGTCTCGTTTGTTTCGTTTGTTGTATTGTTTGACATATTTGTCTCCTTTTCTGGGGGCTCTCACGAAGACGCTTGCGATAAGTATCCTGTGAAGCCATGGCCCTACGGCGAGAGCCTATACATATTAGGAAGGCCCACTATATAAAGTTAATCTTGCGTGGCGCGCTAGTATCTCTTTTTCTTAGTGGTCTTCTTCTTTTTTACAGCCATTTACAAAGTGTTGCGTTT